CACCACTTCCCCTTTGACGCATATTTCTGTGCATCACTAGGCGAAGTAGCTGACAAGTACCCAGGATTCACTCGAATCACTGGGCACGATCTTGCAGCGCGAGTAATACTCGTGCCGAAAGATTCCCGTGGTCCTCGCTTAATATCTTGTGAACCAGTGGATAACCAGTGGATTCAGCAAGGTATAAGTCGAAGGTTAGTCGCGTTAGTAGAGAACCATCCAGCGACCCGCTGGAATGTATTCTTTACCGACCAAGGACCGAACAAACGTGGAGCCCTACTGGGTTCAACGAATGGACGGTACGCTACTCTGGACCTCAATGAGGCTTCAGATCGCGTAAACCTTGAGTTAGTTCGTCTACTCTTTCCAGAACGGCTTTTGCCGTATCTAGAATGTTGTAGAAGTTCGTATACGATACTACCGGACGGTAGGGAATTAAAACTCAATAAGTTCGCACCAATGGGGTCAGCGTTATGCTTTCCCGTATTGGCGTTAACTATTTGGGCCATCCTTACCGCGTTAGCACCGGACGCAGATACTCGCGAGAGTATCTTAGTGTACGGCGATGACGTCATAGTACCAACCGCGTTTGCGGAGAGCGCTATGGAACGACTCGAGTCATTTGGGTTGAAAATCAACCGTGACAAGAGTTGCACCACTGGATTCTTTAGAGAATCATGTGGCACTGATGCCTATAGAGGCGTTGATGTCACTCCTGTGCGTTTACGCACAGTGTGGTCGTCACGTCCGTCGGCTGCTGTCTATACTAGTTGGATCGCTTACGCGAATTCCTTCTATGATAGACGGTTCTTCAACACTTACGAGACAATCGTAAGCAGGTTGCACACAGTATATGGGTGCATTCCCGATGATGCTATGTCTGGAAAGACATATCCCTCATTGCGTGAAGTTGCGCTCGATCGAAGACCCACACGACGGCGCGTGAACCGTAACTTGCAAAAGTTACAGTATTACGTGCGCGTCGTCAAGTCACCATCCATAAAACACGAATTACCAGGTTGGAACATGCTTCTTCGGTATTTTTCCGAGAAAGGTGTCTCCTATCCTGATAGCTCGTATGAAGACGAAGCTCCAGCCCTTTCTGACAAGTGTCAGGTCGGGAAGACCATTCGTCTCTGGGATGGCTTAGATCGGGGCCCCATCAGACCTTTGTCTGATGAGAGTCCGTTCTGCGCCAGC